GGTAAAGTTAATAACCATGCATCACAACCAATTAATTGTGCTTGTTGTAATGTACATCCATTTACTTCTTCATTTGAAATAAACTTTTTACCATCTGCATCAATTTGTATGTTGAAAAATTGACCGTTAAAACCCCAAACTTTACCTTCTAAGGTAGTTGCTTGTGTTTCGTTTAATTCTCTTACTTTCATAATTTAAAATGTTGGGTAGAACTTACCTGTTCCTGCGTTATATAAATCTGTTACTTCTGTTGATGTTAACTCTTTATTCCAGATATTCAACTCATCTATTTTTGTATTTAATGGTGCATAATAACCATCTTGAACACCATTAGGCATTTTAATTGCTCCTATTGTTGGTGTAGTTGTATTCACTCCACTTGTATAATACACTGGATTAACTGCATCAGTATTACTTGCAACTAAAGAGCCGTTAAAATAAATGCAACTTCTACCATTTGAACGTGTTACAGCAATGTGAAAAAATGTGTTATAACCCATTGAAAGTCCAGTAGTGTACGTTAGAATAGACATTGTACTTTTATTACCAATTCTGAATTGTATCACATCACCATACAATGTAACCCAAAACCCACCACCAGCACTAAACCAGGATGTCGCACTCATATTATTAAAAATAGGAATAGTATAACTGCCAATATAACCTATTGGATATAAAGTCCAAGCACTAACTGAAAAATCTGTTGTTAATGAGTTAAAAGAAGCAGTTGGCAAATCAATGCGACTATTTATACCATTAAATGTAAAAGCATTACCACTCTTACCAGTACTATAAGTTAATCCACCTTGTGCAGTTCCGTTGTAAACACCTAGTGAATCGTTTGCGTTTGATTCACCTTTGTATACAGCGTATAAACTAGTAAGGAATGGGCTTAAAGCAGCACCCCCCTTCATAACAGTAGCCTTTAACGTTGGAACGTGATTATTAAGTATTCCGTATCCGTACAACATACTACCCTAGAATAAGATTAACCGAACCGCTTGTTAATTTTACACCGCTAAATAATACACCAGCTCCTGTAATTAATGCACCAGCTTTTACTGCAGTTCCAGGAGTAGTAATGTACGTTGACTTAGCATCCGTTCCACCAACTTTAATGGATGTAAACACTGTATCTTCCATTACAAAAATACCAGCAATTGTAACAGTTACTTCCGTTGTGTCATTCACTAATTTAGTTCCTTTCGTAGCAACTAATCTATCTAAATTTGGTAAACTCATATCTTATTTTATTATTTTTATTTCTAAACTTGCATTTGTTAATAAACTATCAGCTACTGTTGACGCTGTACAATTTGTAATATCTAACTGAGTCGTACTTGTAACTACAACACCAGCGGATAAATCTAATATACTAGTTCCTAGTGTAATTTGACAAAACGTTTTACTTGCTGTAAATAAAGCACTAGACGATGTTAATCTATAATTACCTACACTTAATCTTGAAAATGTAAATGTTTGAGTAACCTCGTCCGTGTAACTATAATTAACAGTTGGATCTGATGTACCCGTTTGACTTATGTTAAACATTACTGTTTTAAATGGTCTTATATTTGCACCTGTAATAGACTTAGTGTCGTATGTAGCACCGTTATAATCTGACACCATCACTAAGTCACTATCTTCTAGTTGTGCTAATTTCGGTGTTAGTTCGCTTATCTTTTTGTTTGCCATCTTTCTCTATCTTCTTAAGATATAACTCTAATTTAACTACATTGTTTTGTTTGGGCTTGTATACCTCTCTAATCATATATACCAATTTGATAAGTAATTCTTTTTTTGTGGGTAAACATCCCCATTTGTGTTGCTTTGATATTCAGGAAATAACGCTTCATTTTCGCACATATAATCTAAGAATCTTTGCGCGTAATTCTCAGCAATACGTTTCTCTTTCTCAACCAAATAATCTACTTCTTCTTTGCTTACAATTTCAGCATTCTCAGAACTATGTTTATAAAGTCCTTTGTTAGATATCGAATATGCGGCAAATGGCAAGTATTCTACCATCGTAAAGTGGATCAACATCGGTTTAAGATACGTATTTACTAATGTAGCATAGTTACCTGTTAACGTACTTGCTGCGATATCATTCTTAATTTTGGTCATTAGGTCAGTACCTACGTATTGCAATACCCAAATATCTTGAGCTATCTTTATGAACTGTATTACCTTATCCGTATCAACATTACCATTTAATGCCGTATACGCTTGTAAATCTGCTTTCCCTATTAGTAATGCTTCTGCCATTAGTTGAATCGTTTATTTGTTGGTAAGAATCCATTGTACGGCATATCTGTTGGTCTTTGATATACACGTTTGTCATTCGTTGGTGCAATTTCACCAGCTTTTCTAACCTTAGCTGGTGTAAGTGTTTTTGATATTTCTTGAGCTATTGGTGAATTAGCATCAGATTTACGTAAATACGTTTCTCTCATCCATTTATGATGGCAATCTCCACCGCCCTTGTACAACCAAATTGAGTATGTATCTGCACCTTCTGGTCCCCATCCTTCATTTACTGCTTGTGAACCCATTGCAATAATATCTTCTTTACGATATATCTTATTTAATTGTACCATTTTCTTGCAAAAGTCTCTAGTGTTATCAGAAACTCCTCCAACATATCTATATCTATGCTTGAAAACAGCACCGTCTTGGTCTGACTTTATGTTAGGTCTTGCTGTTCCTGTAGAAACTAGATTAACAATTTTAGATAATAACGTTTTTTTAGGTGAATTTAACGCTTCTAATTCAGCATCTAACTCATCCTCTAAGTCATAATCAACCTCTCTGCTATCTATTCTTATGTATTCGTGTCCATCAATCCACTCAATATGATCTTCAGCACTCATTTCAACACCTGTTTCTTCTGCTACTTGATCCGTAGATTGTGCATTTGATAAGTCTACAAATTCCAAAGGTTGCAAAGTCTTGAAATATAGCTTCAAAGAAACACCATTGAAAGCTAAAATACTATCTAATGCTTCAAGAATTACCTCTTGTTTTGGTCTTATTACCATGTTATCAAACAAAATAACACTATTCTTCAACTCATCTGCATTTGCACTAAATCCTGTAGTTGTAGCAATACCAAATATAAGTGGTGAAGTTACGCAATGCCCTGTTAATATCTTACTTCTGCACTCGTCTGATAAATATTGGTAATGTTCAGGCGCATCGTTTAAAGGTACTGAATCAATTGTAGTCTTCTTAGCTTCATCTTCATTGAATGAAACTACTATTTTCTTACCTGTTGATCCTGTTAATTTGCTTATAACACTTCTTGCAATTTCATCTTTTTGCTCATCGGATGGTACAGAATTATTAAAGTTAACAATCGTAGTTGGACTGAATCCATTAGAAACCTCATTAATAAGATACTCACTAATTTTCTCTTCTAATACCGTATATTCCAAAGCTCCTTGGTAATCAACACGACTGAAATACTTAGCGCCTACTGAATAAGGTTGTATCATTAATATCTCAATCTCTGAGCTACCCTCGCCAAATGCATCAAATCTTTTAGGTACAAACTTTTTAGGATCCTCCCAATTGTCAGAATAGTAATAACCTACAATATTCCCGTCTTTATCGCATTTTTCTGGTCGTAATAATTGTACAGGAATATGATACACCTTAACAACATTTTTATGTCCTTTATCGTAATGTACTTGAAACGCTCCTTGACCTAATAAATACAAGTCTTGTATTACTCTACGCAAGTCATTTGCTGCAAATAGGGTTAACATCTGAGCGTAATCATTTGGCTTTTTAGACGCATCTAACGCACTCAAACCTTTCCCGTAGATTAATCTACTGATATTGTTTACTACTGCTGAATGAGTAGCACTATTCGAATATCTATCTATTAAGAATTGGAAGTAATTATTATCCTCACCATAGTTTACCCAATCATTACGTTTGTCTTCCGTAACTACAGGTGATGTGTATGCAGATAATTCTATAACGTGGTTACTAGTCATTTAATATAAATTCGTTAGTTGTTGTGTTTTCAATATATCTATTGTTGTTTACTGAATAATCTCTAATATCTAAAAATCCCTGAGATATATCTATTTGAGACGTGCATAATATTTTACCTCTATAATTTACGTATGCTTCAGTATTTACGTACATTATCGCTCTATACGTATGTCCTTCCTTTAATGCAGGATTAATCGTAATTGTAACCGTATCGTAATAATCTCCGTTAGTAGTACCCGACAAAGTTATTACTCTACTTACATTTGTTTCTTCATCAATAATTTTAATCTTATTCGCACGTGTACCCTCAAAATCTCGTTGAGTAACAACAAAGGCTTGAGATGTAGATATAGGTTTAAGTATTATCATATTAATATAACTACAAGAAATACATTTTGTTTTAAACACAAAAAGGGATGCCGAAATTAATCGACACCCCTTCTTAGCCTAGTGAACTATTTAGACTATGAAGTAACTAAAGTAGCACTTGTAAATAATGCCAACATAGCAGTTGATGTTGATGCATTCAAGAAGTTAGCAGGAACTTTCTCGTCTGCTACAAAATTCAAAGAATATCCTGAAGCAGATTTCATCTCACCACCTGTAGAAATTGAGCCACCTACAACGTCAGCACCTTGCTCAAGTCCCATAATAAAGAATTGATCATTGTTAGTCTGAACCACAATGTGTGGACGTCCATAAGATAACAATTTAATTTGCTTATGTGTAGCAATATCTTGGTGCTTTAATCTAATGTTTAATTTTTGACTAAAATAAGTAGTCCCAGCATTACGATCAGACACTACATCTTGGTCGAAAGTATTGTCTACTCCTTTTAATTCGTACTTATATAAAGTATCTACGTTAGTAATCGCTGTAATCATATCCGTATCCGTTGCATCATACGTCACGTCAGCTCTAGCTATTTGGTAATTGATAAAGTAAACAGCTTTAAGACCTCCAACTTGGTCTTTGCATTGTTCTACTCTACCTTTTGCAATATCACATGCCATGAGTTTATAGTTTTAAAGTTTATAAAAAAAGGGAAGAAGTCAATCTCCTTCCCCTAGTATTTGTTTGCTAGTGATTAGTTAGCAGAGTTTGTGATTCCGTATGTAACCAAATCTGAAACTGAGTGGTAGTTAACAGCGTAACCAGCTCTCATTACGATTCTTACATTGTCATCTCCTAATGTTTCGGAGGTGTCGATTAATCGTATTTCATTTGCATCGTTGAGCAAACCGCAGCCGAAAAACAAGTTAGAAGTTTGAGCAGCTAACATTTGGTTTGCAGTCAATCCGTTTGCTACGAATAATGGAATACCACCATAAGTTAAGTTTCCATTAGTGTACCATTGTGTACCTTTATTGTCAACACCATTGTTAGATGTAGCAGCTACACCGAAACCACCTAATGCAGAGATGTATGCCTTAGCAATGTTTTGAGATACATAGATCTTCAAATCATCAGCTCCGTATACTGCAGCAGGGATAGCTTTGTAAACTTTCTCTAACTCTTCGATAACATTTGATGCAGTAACAGTTGTACCCGCAACTTCATTTGCAGTTGGTAAAGCAGCGTCAGTAGTTAACAAAGTCATGATACCCGCAACTTGTCCGTCAGTAGCATTAACACCATTCCAAATAGAAGTCTCAATTGCAGATGCAACTTTCTCAACTACGAATGCAAGTAAGTAATCTGCGAAAGATTTAGCTAATACTTTGTTTGCAGAATACCCCATTTCTTCAGATTGCCAAGAAGTGATGTAGTCTTTTTTACATAAAGATAAATTAACTTGGAAGTTCTCTAAAATTAATGTACGTTCTGTAATTGTTACCGTAGAAGTAGCAGAGAAGTCACAGCTCGCATTTGCTAAAAGTCCGTCTGTACTCAATTTGTTAATTACTGCTTTGTACGCGATGTTAGGCATGATAGTCATACCTCCGTTTGCTAATGTGTTACCGCTTAATAAAGCAGCTTTAACCCACATTCCTGAATGTTGACCAGCATACGTAGTCGTTAATGATGTAGTTGTTGCCATAGTTTATTTTTATTTATAAATTGTTTCTAAAATGTTATCGCGAATACTTCTCGCTTTTCCTGGTGTTAAGTCGATATGCTCGATTGGTTTTGAATTCTCAGGATTGAACTGGATTGGTTTAGGCTCTTCTGCTAGCTCTACAACGGAATCAGTAACCTTAGAAAGCTCTACAATTTTAGCTTCTAACTCTGCAATCTTTTCTTCTAATGCAGAAAAATGTTGCTCTTCAACTTGTGAACGTACGATTTTTTTAACCTTCGCTTGTTCAGGTGTTTTTTCAGCTTCAACAGGCACTTCTGTTTCTGCTTCTGCAGGATTCTCTTCAGTAGCTTCAGCTTCAACAATAGAATCAATGATTCCTTCTTGCTTAACTACTAAGATTTTGCCGTCTGCTAGTTCATACTCACCAACAGGAAGTGGCACAGGTTCAGCATCAGGAACTACGATAAATACGTTCTCCCCAGCTTCAAACATATCAGCTTGAATAGTAGTCATACCATCAGCTAATACTTGGTCTTCTAACTTCGTGTCTAATACCTCAGGCTCTACACCTGTCAATTCAACAAGGAAGTTTTTAACCTTTTTTAAAAGTGTTTCTTTTTCCATATCTTATTAACTAATTATTAATTACTTTGTTTTAAATTACCCTCTCGCTTCAGAGATAACTCGCTCAGTTACAACGTGGTTAATCGTTGCTGTAGATTGTTCTGACTCGCGTCCAATTCCTTGCGCTGGCAATGATCCATCACAACATTCAACAGAGTATTTCCCATCTTTACATAGGCACCCTCTTTTACCACCTTTTGGAGATGATTTTGAAACTTTTACTTTCTTTTCCATGATTATTTATTTATTTATACTGGTATTTTTACTACATTAAAATTAAAATCTGTTACTCTTATATCCGTTGAACTTGTATTTCTTACAAATAGTTCTACATAATCATTCGCAACCATTTCCACAACTGCTTGTGTACTTCCCCCATGCTCAACGTTTGATGTTGTAGTTCTAACTATCCCCTCACTTTCAGCTATTGCAGTTCCATTTTTAGCCACTCCAATACTAATTAATTGATTCGTGCCACCGCTTCGAACTGTTACATTTAATGTTACTAAGAATGAGTTTGTAAAAGCACCATTATATGTAAGTCTATTTGTTGTGTGCGTGAATTTTGAATTAGTCCCTGAAGTAGTTGTACCTGTAGCTTTAACCCAAACATTTACGTTTGACACTCCGATAGATGTATCGGTTGTATTGTTAAGCATATACATAAAGCCTTTTGTAGAAGTGTTTGTAATACCCACACAATTCACAAACAATGCCTTGTTATCCGTATATGTCACACCACTCGTATACGTTCCACCACCGCTGAAGTTTACTGTATCTAATATGTATCTCTCACTAGAAATCGTAGCACTCGCATCAACACTTATCCCTGTTTCGCCACTCAATACTACAAATGAAGAATATATAATTCTAAATCTTCTACTTACAGTTAGTGTACTTGGAAGGATTAACGCAGTAGAAGTTGTAGCGCAATCAAATAAGCAATTACTCATTCCGATAGTTCCAATTGTTCCGTCAAAAGTTAGGTTACCACTATTCAAAAATGCACTATCACTCATCACAAAGTTGGTGTAGTCTTTAATAGTTCCAACCGTAGCACAATCCGTAAAGTTCACACCGAACCAATCTAGTGCAGTAGTAGTTCCGTCACCATCTAGATTTAAAGCAGTACCATGAGTGATTGTTATATTTCTAATAGGCAAAGAATATACCGACGTAATTAATGCAGTAGATGAACTTAGCCCCGTAGATTTAAGGATACAATTCTCAGATGATCCACCGATAATAACACTATTTACACCAGCTACAATCCTATCTCCTGTTAAGTCAATTGTCTTTGTGATAAAGTATGTATAGTTATTAGCCAATGTAATTACACCACTAACCGCTGTAGGTAAATCTAATTTAGAAAAAACAAATACAAATTCATTGCCAGCTAAACCTGTAGACGTTGGAAATAATTCAACAATCGTACTACCATAACGTGTATAATTTAATCCGTTTGTTGTATCTAGGTAAAGCTCTCCCTCGTAAATATCACTAGCTAGCCACGTCCCATCGGTATGGTCTGAGCTACTTGGAATAGTAGGAGCGCCAGCGCCTTTCTTTATTATTATTCTTCTTGTTTCGTTAGCCATTATTTATAGTGTTTGAATTTTTAGAAACTCCATTTAATCCACCTATCAATTGTGGAACGTCCTCGTCTTGATTATTTACACCTCCACTTAAGATCGTGTTATTAGTTGTGTAAGTACTTGGTAATCCATCCATGAAGTTGGTGAGCGATATCTTCTTAGGCACATCACTCGTAGCGTCGTCCAAATATAGACTATCCGTACTGTCTAATGTAGTTACATCTTTGTATCGTACGAAATATGGAATTTCACTCATAGTTTGCCAAGTAACTCTTTAATCTCATTCATGATGTCGTCTTGCATTTCTAACTGCTCTAAGCCATCATATTTACCCTCAATGCTAAACCCGTTGAACTTACCATCTTTAATCCCCTGGTAAACTTCTTCATTGTAAACTTTCATCTTAACAACCCAAGCACCAACTGGAGCATTAAGTTTATATAGGTTTGATTTGTCATTCTTAACATCCTCTACAATCCATGACTCAATTAATGCTACACCGTCTACATTTTCTGCATGATCTACCGTAACATTATTTCCGTACAATTTTTTCATGTAAAGCTCTTGAGTTTTAGCAATTGTTTCAGCACTAAATGACACCGTAAATTCTTTATCTTTTATACGTCTTAGAATCTTCTTTTCAGGAACTAATGCAAGCCCAATTACTTCACGTTTACCCTCGTCAATTACTTTCATTTCAACCTCCATCTCAGAAAGCAAAATAAAATCTTCCTCAATAGCAGGTCTATCTACAAAACTAATTGCGAAGACACCTTGCTCTTGTTCGTCCTTAATTGTAAGTTCTATATTTTGTAACTTTTCCATATTGTTATAACTTATAAAGTGGCATTTTGTATTTTTTTCTTGTCTAACATTTGTTGCGTCGTAACATCCGAACCTACAACATACGCTTTAATCGGCGCTTGATTTAATTGAGCCAATTGTGTTTGGTTTTGACTTCCTATAATGTTGAATCTAGGAGTTACTACTTGTGTATTATCATTACCTCCATTACTAGAACCTCCTGCACTTGGTGTAGTAGTACTACCTGTAGATCCTCCTTTAAATTCTTGTTTACGAATATTGTTAACCATAGCTAAACCACCAGCAACCGTTAACCCTGCAGCAATACCTTTAACTAATGGCCCACCTGGTGTATCTTTGTAGGCACTTAATGCAGCTTTATAAGTATCCATTAAACCCCCAGCAATATTCGCCGCTTTCTGAATGTCGAACGCTCTCTTTTGTTCTTTCTCTGACTTTCCAGCAAATGCCGTTGCTAAATCTCCAATTACCGAAAATGAATTTCTAGCAATACTAAACTTTGCATCTGATAAAGCTTGAGCGTTGGCTAAGTCTTCTAACCTTTTCTTTTCATCTTCCGCAGCTTGTTTGTCTGATATTTCTTTTCTTGTTAAATATGCCTGTTGATCAATTGCTAACTGTTTGTTTTTGTCAGCTTGATAATTAACTAGTGCATCATCTCGCATTTTTTTACCTCTGCTAAGAAATAATTCCTCACCAGCTAGCGCTTCTTTATCATAAGCTTCCTTTTCTTTTCTTTTCTTTTCAGCTTCAGCACGTGCTTTTTCTTGAGCATCTTTTAAATCATCTGCACGTTTTTGTTTAGTGTCGTAAAAGAATTGAGTTTGCTCTATTCCTAGTTGATTATGCTCAGAACGTTTGTTGTCTATTATGTCTCCCTTTTGTTTCTCTAGTGCTTTAATTTCTTTTTGAATACTCTTAGATAGTTCCCACTCTTCTTCTTTTAATGCCCATTTATAAGCTCCCGTCTTTTGTTTTATAGCGTCATTTATAGTTTTAATAGATTTCTGATACAACTTATCTCTTTCACCTATCTGCACTTTTTCAATGTCTAGAATCTCTTTTTCACTCGCACCTCTTGCCTTAGCTCTTTTCAACTCAACGTCTTGTCTTTCTTTAAGTTGTTTAGTTTGCTTATCAATTAATCCGTTTTGCTTGTCTAGTGTATCGTTGAATTTCTTGTTAGCATCGTTTATTTCTTCCGTTGAATCAATCCAATCCATGATTTTTGGAAGTAATACACCAATAGCAATAACCAAAGCACCTATACCCGTTGTTATTATCGCACTTTTTAGACTTGAGAATGCTGAGACAAGACTAGTTTTTATAACAGTTCCTAGATTTAAAAATGCGTCTTTAGCAGCCATCACTCCGCTAATACCATCAGCAAGTGCCATTGCAGATTGTACTTTGAGTAATTGCTCTTGAACAGCTTTACCCTCAACTCCTACTAATCCCAAAGCGCCCTCAAACGCTTGAAATCCATTAAGCACACCACCAATAGAAGTAGACAAAGCGTTGAATTTAGCATCAGGATTAAAGGCATCAGTTAAAGCCTTAGCGTCACCAATAGCATCCTTAAGTTCAGCAGCCTTTTTTGCAGCAGTAACGGCTTCTTTAGACGTTATACCGAACTTATCAGAAAGTGCCTGAACTTCTTGTTGTGCCTCCCTTAATTGTGCCTTAAGAGATGCAGAGTTTGTCTTTACTTCTAATTCAATTACTTTCTTTTCTGCCATGTTGTTTTGCTTTCAATAATAACTCTCTTTTGCCCTGTTTGTAGTTTACACGAAAGGAATTTGACAATAGATATTTTCCCTTTGCAATGTCTATATTCTCGCTCACTCCATAGAAGTTATCTATCTTTAGTAAGGCTATTATTTGCTCTATCATGATTGGTATATGTTTAATGTGTCTACAATTGAATTGCCTAAGTTATCGACGTTTGTTATGTCTATTGGAATAACTTGATCTGATCCACTTTCTGTTATTAAATTAAATCCATCTTCAGTTATAATGTAATCACCCGCCTCACTTAACATAGGCTCAAATGGAGTTGGATTAATTGGTATTGTTATGTCTACCCATGTATCAGTAGTTATTGTTGTAGTTGAAAAAGTCACACCACTATAAGTACTTGATAAAGTTGTACTACTACTCCATGGTGGAGATGAAAACTGACTAGTAATAACACCGCCACCACTACTCATTAATAATGGAGCTGTCGCGTTTATGATATTTCTAAAATCTAATACTAAAGATAAGTTAACTTCACCCGTAGTTATATCTGACTTAATCTCGTTAATGATATATCTTTTATCTCTAATCGTTAAGCGATCGTTTAAGTTTAACTTAGTAATCAACGACAAAGGAAAGTATGCTTTTACGTTAACTAACCTATTCTTTTTATTGAATAAATTACTTAAGTATCTACTGTAATAAGTATCATACAACCCATTACTCAATAAAGTATTATCTAGCACGCTTTTTTCTTCACCAAATGACAATGAGTATCTAGTAGACTGAAACGTAACCTCGTTTATAAATGGTGCGTATGTTGTTTTATTATTCCTAGTTGAACCATTGTAAAAGTAAAAATCGCATGATTTAACATCTTCTAAATATAGTAACGTAGGTTTCGGTATGTAAGATTTATAATCAGGATTAGGTGTTAAGCAGTAAGATGTACATAAATTAACACCATCTAAATTTAAAGGTAGTAACTCCTCAAATGGAACAGATACGGTAAAGTCTCCGTTATCATATTCAGGGAATACATCACTAGTATCTCCATAGTCACGTGTTCCGTTGTTATCTCCTGTATATTCTCTATTAACAAATGACTCGCTTTTTTCATGCTTAAAAGAAATATTTTTGTATAAAGGCACGCGTGAAATATCTATAGTATCCGTATCAACAAATTTTGTTATATCGTAAATATATCCCTTACTATAAAAGTTCTCCAATGTCTCAACTAAGAATGTATTTGTTCCGCTTGAATAACAAGTAAGATTAAACATTTTCAATATACCACTAAAGAAATCAGCAACCGTAATGTCAGGAATATGATTATGTAAACTAAGACTCGCAACGGTTGTTATGTTTGCTATCTGAATACTTTTAGTTAAAAACTTTTCCCATAAAGCATCCCCAACATAAGCTATAATCTTAATGTTTTTTAAGTTAGCAGGTACATCTGTTTTTATTTTGTATGATAGCCTTTGACTTGGAGAGGAAGCAGGCTTTGAATATAAATTTTGCCACAATCCTGTTGTACTTGAAAAACTAATAGTCTTTACGTATGTTAAATATGAATAGCATTCAACGTAAATAGTACAAGGCACATCTGATTCACAATAAATATCAACCGTATTATTTCGACCGTCAGGATAAGTAAGCAATTGTATTTGATCGCTATCTAAAAAAACACCGCTTTTTGTGTTGTTAGTTCCTGGCACATTGTATGATGTAATATCAGCCTGAACGGTATTCGTATAGTTGACAAATGTTTCTTTATTCTTTAACCATAAAAATAAACGATCCCAACATTTATTGGAAGAACTTAAAAAACCACCCGTTAATGTGATGCCATACTTTAAGCTAATCGCGTCAAATATTCTAGCAACTTTCAAAGCAGGAAACAACTCGTTGAATCCAATAGCCCCAGCACTTGTTTTAATATCCGTACTTAATCCATCGTTGTAAGTCCACACACGTTTAGAAGTAATCAAAGGGAATCTAACATTCTTTGTATAGTCAGTTGATGTAATTAAACTCTCAACGCTTGAACCCGTATAAGTAACGTCATAAGCTGATAAATCTAAGTCTACTAACTTATCGTTTCCGAAGTTATCCTTAAGACTTAACAAACTACCGTAGAATGTCAATGTGTAGCTCTCAACCTGTCCATTCTTTAAGTTTGATTTTTCTAACTGAATCTTACCACTTCTAAATGGTGTTAAGTCAATTTCAATATATGATTTTCTCCTAACATTTGGATTACCTACAGAATCAACATCTGATTGATAAAAATGTTCAAATATTGCATTATTATTTGGACTTGCAGGAATAGTGAATGACTGTGTGAAATCAGTATATACTTTAGAAATATCTTGTATGTTTTGTACACTTAAATTTATATCAATTTTCTCATCGTTAAACAATTCTAGTTTTGAATATGCACCACTTCCGCTAACACTTTCGACATAAATATCAACTACTCTCTTCATTATATTACATTATTTATAGTATTGTAAGCAAATTCAAACTCTATATTATAGTTAATCATGTGATTATTTATACTTTTCATGACTTCTAATGACTTTGTTTTGCAAATAGCAGGCTTATTATCAACCAATATCTTTTCACTCATTAGTAGCTGTTTAATATTATCCTTAAAATCTTCATTAACATATCCGCTATTAACACTAATTGATTCTTTCGCGTTGGTATTAAATGATCTTTTCTGACCTTGAAACGTACTATAATTAGAAACTGAGCTTTGCATTACATTGTAGTCGCTAGATTGAATCTCTAATGTATTCTTAGATGCTTTAAAAAAGAATTCCCTTTGCCAAGCCCCGTACTTGTTTATAAAGTCAATCACTACAGGTGTGTATTTAGGTTCGCAAACAGGAGTAAATGTCCACGTTGCCAATACGGTACCTGTAGATGTGAGTATTTCTAATTTATTTGAAGTAAGATATCCATCGGCAATAGGATCGAAAAACGTTTTGATTCTTGGCAATGTATAGAATCCATTCGCACTTATTGTTGTTGAGTTGTAAAACCCACCTACTGAATACTTAACAACGTATGTGTTTAATAGATAAGCCCAAACTTCACCAGCATAAGTAGATCCGTTGTAGTAGTATTCTTTTTGATCTAGTAAATAATTCCCTAAGTCAAAATTACTTCCGCTTTCATAATAAGTATAACCATCAAGTCCGAAATAACTAGCTGTACTATTATATTCCGCAAGAGTATATGTGCCTGATATCAACCCATATCTAGTAATCTTAACATTACACCATTGACCTGTATTTAACGCAGTGATTGTTGTTGGATCTTGTCTCGTAGTAAATGACAAATATTCTCTAATATAAGCAGATACATCGTAAATATTGCTACTACCTAATTTTGATAGTGTATATTGTGGAGTGCTAGGAGCTGAACCTGTTCCATTCCATAGAAATAATTCTATCTTACTGCCTTCCTGTCCTGTTTCGCCTACTGATATTATGTAAGGACTTCTAGCGAATATGTTTGCCATCTATTTCGGTTGTTTAATTGTTTTATTAAATAACTTAGAACAGTCCAATCCGTATTTAACAACTAAGCTCTCGGGTAATTTATCAAATGCTTTTTCAAATGGTTTAGTAAAGAATAATGATGGCTTTATACCTCTTGCCCAAATGTTTTTAGCTGTGATAAATCCTATTGCTTTGAAACTTCCTTTAACATACTGTCCCTGCTTATTTCTTAACCTTAAATTCTTTCTTTGTGCCCACTTTGCAATTAAGTCAGATGGTGGTCTCTTAGTCTTGAAGCTGTACGGACTATTAGGTGCTTGTTGTCCTTTTATCTTTGCGTTTGGGGAAACCTGTGATGGATCCGCACCCTTTACCCCTTTGTCGACAAACGCTCCATAATCCCCTAAATCAAATGATAGATAGAAAGAGTTAGGCATTACTTTTGCTTCACCTTTAATCGTATTATACAATCCTTTTTTGTCGTTCTTCTTTAGCTTAGATAGGTTTGATTTAGATTGTTGAATTACATAATTCTTAAACTTATCTAGTTCTTCCTGAGTATTGTCTAACATATAGTCATATCGTTAACAGTTGTAACATCGAATGTCATTGACCAACCAGCTACATCATCCGTAAACCTTTCAACAAACGGTTCTAAGTCCGCAGCATCATTTTCAACAGAGAAAAGCAAATCGCTCATGCTCCCACGTCTTGCACTCTCTATGAATCTTTGACAAATCAAGAACGTATTGTGTAATACATCATCTAAGTTATCATTGCCGTAATATAAATTAACATGATCAGCATTTGAATAATCGACCAAGTCCATTGCGAGAATAGATATGTTATACACAACGCTAGGACCGTCAATCTTTGCGCCGTTAATCATAACGTGAACCAATGGATACATATCCTTTTTCGCGTTCGTAATCTTATCCAAACTTCCCTTTGTAACTTGGTTTACTAATGCGTCAGTTATTAAGAAGTTATACAATGTGTCTGTTAAATTATAGTAGCCTTTCATGTTGTCGTTTTAATTGTCTATATTCTATGTCGCTCTTTTGCTTTTCAAACGTGAGCATCGTTAAGCACTCAAAAAGTCCCGCGCTTGTAACTCGTTCAAACTTTGTAATGTCTCCTTTAGCGAGTTGATATATTGATTGATACCATCCCCATTGCTTTCCAAATTGAGCTGTTTCGCTAAAATCGTTTTGCTCTTCTTCGTCATCTGTTTCTCTAAATAAGACAGGGTAGCCGTCAACAGTTCTTTTCCTAAACTCCAAAAAAAAACCGATGCAGGCAATACAACATCAAGCGGTGCGTACTTCATTAAGTCGGCATAGTTTGACGTTCCGTTATATTTCTCTATGGTGTACTTATTTCCTTTCTCACTTGTTATAGGTCGGTACATAACAGCCATTGCTTTGTGGAATGATTGTACGTCGATAATATTAGATTCTAAATCTATATACTCACCAAACGAAATATCTTCTAACTCATTAATGAATCCAAACTTTACTCCTTGTATCTCGAATGTCTTTTTAAGCTCCAACTTATCTTTGAATAGCTTATTGAAATGAGTTGTAAGATCTATTATGTCGTTAAGTTTAATATTAACAACTTGCTTTAATTCTATACCGCAGAATATCTCAATCATTTTCTGAGATATAAACATATCTGAATTATCCTTATTCGATGCAACTACCATAAACTTTTGGTAGTGCATCAAAGGTATCTCATTTAACGATGTTGGTATTACTAATTCTAACTTCATAGTTCCTCTCCTGTTAATGCAAAGTACAAGTTTTGCAATTGATGAACGTATGCACAAGGTAATGAAAACATAGGTACATTATTATAAAAACACTTTAATTCATTTTGATACTCACTATGTAGAAATTCTACCATTGATTTTTTAAAGTGGTACGGATGTTTATTTGTTGGGTTATTTAGATTAAACTTCAATAGCCATTCTTCCGTGAGTGGGATAGGATTCATAAGCGACGAATTATAATAAAGTTCTTGTAAATCAACCCTAAGAACTGTATCTTCTATATTAACATAGTTGCCTATTCTTAATTCTTTTTCCTCCATCATTTAATGTTCTTTCTAATTGCTTTCCAATACTCTAAACTTCCCTGAAACTTCATAATCTCGTTGTCGATAGCTTCGTACATTTCTAACTTCCATCCCTCTCCATGTTCAGCTTTAAACTTCTCAATTAAGTCTAATGTTACATCCTTAATAATTTGTTTCTTGTTCGGTACTTGAAACGTTACTTCTTTAACTTCACTCATCTTATTTTGTATTTAGTAAATTGAATACTTTCCTTTGTTTGGATTAGCTAATTGGTAACTAATCGCATATCTCATTGCATCTAAGCAGTGATTCCATTTATCGATTGGCGTCTCACTCTTCTTTTCTAGCCAACAATAGTTGTTTAATTCTTTTATCAAATTTACGGAATTTTCTTCAATAATCAAGTCATAATCTTGAATTAAACTTATACCATATTTAACTGAATCTGCACCTTTAATTGTCGCTACTATATTTAAACCTCTCGCCTTAAGTTCTGCAATCAATCTAGGCTCTGAATTATCACCTACTATTAAATCACGTCCTGCAAATTGTTGGTTTAGTTGTGCAAGTTCCGATGTTGTTAATCCTTGCTTATGTATGTGTTCTTTTATGTATATTCGTTTGTTAGTTCTATCAATTGACGTTTCAATCAATGTAGATGGATCGTTACTGAAACCGTAATCCTGACCGAATACACTGCCATTATCTTTATTGAACTCTCCTATTCTCCAATTGGTAAAGATAACTCCCTCAGCTTTGTCTAGCCATCCACCTAAGATAGTGTGCTTATACTTGTCAGGTCTGCGTTCCTTTATCGTTTCTATTTGATTTAAGAACGATTCCGATAAGTTCTCTACGTTATCTAAGTATGTAGTATGAATGTATGTCGTGTCGCCTTTGATTGTATTACTTCCAGCTTCAACTCCTTTCGCTTCAAAGAACTTCTTGTAAATAAAATGCTCTTTCGTGCTTGGATTAAGTATAAGTATTACCCTATTTTGTTTGTCTTTAGATCGTATTGAATAGTCTATCTTATCGAATGTATCTTCATCTGTTAGCTCCTCTGCTTCATCTAGTATCCATGTTGTAACACCAGCTAAAGACTTAAGGTTTGCCGTCTGAGTTCCTGAGCTTGTTTTAATACCCTTGAATAATATCTTACTTCCTGTCCTTAGGTTTATAATCTCATCCTTTGTTATATGGAAATCTGAATGCTTATCTAGTACATCAATCTTATCAATAAACTCAGGAATAATAGAAACGTGAGCAGAAGTAAGTGTGTATCTCGTAAATAGAATGGTATGCCCACTTTCATATGTAAGTAATAGAAGTAGCAAGTTAATACTGTAAGACTTCCCACTCCCACGACCACCAGTAATAATAAAATACCTGCTATCACTTCCGAATGGTTTATATTTAGGATTCAGTGTTACCAAAGTTAATCAAATCTTTTAGTGATGTTGTATTGATTGTGATATCAGATTCTACTTTCTCCTTAGGTTTACCACAACCATATTCGATTAGTATCTTAGCACTAGCAATACGATCTGTCGGTCTCTTAGTCTCGTCAATCATTATTTCCGCTATTACTCTGAAAGCATCTTCAACGTGTGGAGCAGCTAGGTTAAATCCTTTAATCTCTGTTGCTAAAGATTTACGACCAGCGCCTTCCCTTTTACCTCCTGTACCTGCCATTGATTTCTATTGATTATTCAATTCAGGCAAACTACAAAAAAAAATCTACCTGAATATATTACTTGTATTATATCGTTATTAGTATGTGTCATAAATTCGTTTCAAATCATTGTATTGATCTCTCAAACAAGAAGCACAAGAAGTATATTGCAAGTTCCCTGTCTGGAATACTCTGTTGTGTGTTCTTTGCATTAACATAGAATCTACTAGGGAAGTTTCTGCTTTCTTTAATCCCCCTTCACTAAGCCAAAGATACTCATCTTCATTAAGGCAAAGTGGTTTCTTTCTGTATGACCAAAGCTCGTTAAGTTTTGCTTTACGTTCATCACATCCACAATCCTCTCCTAATATAAACTTTGCTACCTTATCTATTCCTGTTACTTGGAGTACATTCTCAATTGTATCTCCTAGTCCTTGTGCTTTTCTTTTAGCCATTCGTAATCTTCGTTTAAATAATCTTGATAGTCTTCAATAAGTAAACTCTGTAAGTGTGTTTTTGTTCTATTGGTGGTGTAGAATATACAAGAAAGACTTATTCCTGTCTCTTTTGATAGTTGACGCATTGACTTTCCACTTGTCACATATAGTTCAAATAACATTTTATCAAACCAATCTACGTTGTTAAGTTCGTCTCTAACGCGTTTATTTAACTCTCCGTATGCAATTATACTTTCTGTCTCACAAACGGCTTCAGAAACGGTCTTATCTAGTTCAAACGTGATTGGCTCTTTCTTTAGGAAGTCAAAGTAAATGTTTCGCAAAGTAATCCATACGAATGCTGACGTTATCTTTTGATCAGGCTTGATATATTTGTCTAAGCGTAGATACATTTCCTGAACGATATCTTCTGCCTCTGTTTTAGCACCAAAGGACCGAGCGATATTCACCCAGTCCTTATGTTTTTGTGCTATTATTTCTATTTGCTTAATCATGCTTTGTAATCTTCCACGATTGAATCGTATTGAAATACACTCCAGCTTCACGTTTAGATTCCTGAGCTTTCAAGTTATAATCTACTTCGACAACATCTCCAACTCGATTGTATTTAAGAACGTTATCTACTTTTGCTTCTCCAAATACTTCAAAGTTACATGACTGTGGATATTCTCCTTCGTTTTCTACTACATGAACATAAAGCTTTTTGTAGTTTCCGAATTCGATTACCTCTCCAATGTGTGTAATCACTCCAATAAATTTACTCATCCTTTTTAATTTAACTATTTATAAAAAAAACGGAGTCGAACCGCTGAAAACCCCCTTCCATAACTACCCTGACCGCAGAGTTTTTATCCATCTTATTCTTGAATGCTTTTTAATTGCTTAAAGATAAGTATTATTTATTTAACTGCAACTTAATTTCTTTTAATTTTTCAATATAAAGTGTCGCATCCATTAACTCTTCCTGAAGATGATGTAGAAAGTCATCGGTGTTATTATCTTCAAGTGTCGTTCCATACTTTGCTATCCCAACTTCTGACCTTATTTTGTATGCTTCAATTACTTTTGCTACGATTGCATCCTTTGGTGTGAAGTAGTCTTTGCTAAGTTGATACAAATCGTCTCGCATTACTGCATTCTCATGCTTTAAATCTCGTATCTGCTCAAACAATTGGCTTGTTAAAAGTCTTTCGATTTTCAATTCGTACTTTAGTTCTTCTTTCTTTGTCATGTTAATCTTTTATAAATGATCCGTTAATAGTTTTACCAGTTCGGTTTTTAATTACTTCATAGGCTTGGTCTATACATTTCTCAAAGTCATAACCAAGTTGTTCGCATAGAATAATCATAACAATTCCAATATCTCCAAGTGCATCTATAATTTCATCTGTATTATCATCAAGCATCGCAATTAACAACTCATTACTTTCTTCTTGTAGTTTAGTATATTGTTTATAGCAATTATCTGCACTAAGCAAGTTTTTATCATCTGCCCATTTTAATATTTCTTGTGTTTTCATCTTATAGTTATGTTTTTTTGTTGTGTTAATATTTCGTCTATTATATCTCGAATATCTTTTATCAAGTGTTCATCAACTGACTTTACTAAATATGCTTTATCATACCCTTTCTTTTCAAGTTCTCGGATTATTTTTGTCGTTGTTATTTTCATGGTTTATAATTTTAATTATCGGCTCTCCTTTTTCGTTTAACTCT